GGAAGCGCAAGGGCAAATGAATTTTCAAGCAGCAGTCAAAGGTATTGCGCCGGCAGGAGGCATTCGCCCCGCTAGTCACATAACCGCCAGCTTCGTAAGCGCAACAAAAGCGAAGCCTGCTGCCCATACTTTATGATCCACGAATTTGACCGCACCTTCCCCGTCTGGACGCCGCACGGCTACGGCTGGCCGATCTATGTGCAGGCTATGAGCGGATTCGCCAATGACATCTGGTGCGTGGCCGCCGAAGACGGCGGGCATGTGCGGCACTACCGCTCGGATCAGATACAGGTTTTGCCCAATGGGACGCTGGATATTGAAGACAATGAGAGAGTGGATTGACCAATTAGCAGACGAGTGGGAATACGACCTCACCGTCATGGACGGGTTCGATGACTGCATTGTCGGCGTCGTCGAGCGCTGCACCATGGCGCCGATAGTCTGCTATGACCGCGAAAAGGTTATAGCCGCACTCATGCGCGACGGCATGACGTGGGAAGAAGCCGAGGAGTATTTTGAGTTTAACCAGATGGGCGCGTGGGTCGGCGACAGCACGCCATGCTTCTTGATTAAAGATCCCGACGCTTCTGACGCCTAAACAGCACACATCCGCACACATGAACGTCTCTCTCAACCAAAACGAGGTTCTTGTCTCGACCTACATAGGATCTCGCCGCAATGCCGAAGCATCCTTCCGCAAGCGTGCGCCGCGCTTCCCCGAGAAGACACCGGGGGAATTGTGGGGATTCCACATTGAGGCAGCCCACGCCGAATGCGCCGTGGCCAAGTTGCTCGGGCTTTATTGGGGCTTTGGCGTCAACACGTTTCACACGCCCGACATTACTGGGACAAACTATGAAGTGCGCTGGTCGCAGCGCCCGAACCTCAAGGTCCGCCCCGATGACTCGGGCATCGTGATTTCGGTCAGCGGCAAATCGCCCGACTACGTTGTCCATGGGTGGATCAATGCCGAGGACGCCAAACGCGACGAGCGGAAATGCACGTCACCGCCTCCGTGCTATTTCGTGCCGCACGACAAGCTGCGGCCGATTGAGGAACTGCGAATGAAGAGGGCAGCATGAAGACATTCTGGATCATTCACAAATCCGAACTCGGGCCAGTAATGGAGTGCAAGGCGCGCAAGACAAGCAAGGGTTGGTCTGTTTTGGTGCGGCCGGAATCGCGCACTTGGGATTTTGTCAAAGAGATGTGCGAGCGCGAGTCGCTTGCCGACCTCAAACTCGACCACACGCTCATCGAAGGCGAGTGGCCGGACGAACAATGACTTTGCGCAAAGGATGAAAAGACGATCAACAACAAAGGGCCGGGGTTACTTGTTCTCCGGTCAGGGTTGCGCCAATCGCCCGGAAGCCCAATGCGCGGTGGCGGCACTGGGGGGTGCTGCCACCACTTCTTTACGATGAGCGAAAAGAAATCCACTCCCCGCTCCCGCTTCACGCCGACACCGCATCCGGTGATGAAGCTCCCGCCCAAGGACGTGCTCTTGGCTATCGGGCCAGAGAAGGGCTGGGATCTGCTGCTCAAGCGGGAAGAACTAATCCTCAAGGAAAAGGTAGACCCTTACCGCTACGGCTACCGCCCACCGATCTGGAACAAGGCCAGCCAGCTACTGGAGGATAACCGCGAGATCCTTGTCATGGGCGGCAACAGATCCGGCAAAACCGAGTGGGCCGCGCGCGAGGTGATCCACCGCCTATACCACAAAAAGCAATCCGTGGCGTGGTGTTTCCAGACCACCGCCCCCAACAGCATTGAGATGCAACAACCCCGCGTCTTCAAATATCTGCCGGCCGACTGGCGGCAGGCGCGCAAGGGCACGGTCACGAATATCACTTACTCGGTCAAAGGTGGCTTTACCGAAAACAAGTTTGTCGCACCGAATGGCAGTCAGTGCATCTTCCGCAACTACGCGCAGGACATTAGCACCATCGAAGGCGGCGAGATTGACATAGCATGGTGCGACGAGTTGGTGCCGCTGGATTTCTTGGAGACCTTGCGCTTCCGTCTGCTCGACAGGAACGGCGTGCTCATCGTCACGTTCACCCCCATCGAAGGCTACTCGCCCACGGTAAAAGACTACCTCACCGGCGCCCGCAACGTGGAGGAGTGCGATGCGGAGTTGCTGCCCAAGTTTGAGGACAACAAGGGCGAGAAGGTCATCGTCGGCTACGAGAAAGTGCCCATCGTCCAGACAGGACGCAAGGGCCGGCCGATCATTTACTTCCAGACCAAGAACAATCCGTGGGCCGGATGGGAGCGCATGCAGCAGGAGCTGCGCAACGAGACGCGCGAGAAGATCCTCTGCCGCGCGTATGGCGTCCCGACCCGCTCCATCAACAACCGCTTCCCGCTGTTCAACGACAAGGTTCACGTCATTAAGCATGAGTGGATTCCCAAGGAGGGCACCCGCTATCACTTTGTCGATCCGTGTTCCGGCAGGAACTGGTTTATGATTTGGGCGCTGTTCGACAAGGCCAACCGCTGTTTCATCTACCGCGAGTGGCCCTGCCCCAACGAGTATGTCGAAGGCGTCGGCTACCCCGGCATGTGGGCCGAGCCGGACGGCAAAAAGGCGGACGGACGCCAAGGTCCCGCGCAGAAAGACTTCGGCTTTGGCTTAGAGCGCTATGTCGAAGAAGTCCGCAACGTCGAGAACGGCGAACGCATCTTTGAGCGCTGGATGGACAGTCGCTACGGCAACGCCCAGACGCTGGCCAAGGAGCGCCCCACCACACTCATCGAGGAGATGAGCGACCTCGGCATGGATTTCACCGCCACGCCGGGAGACACGATTGATGAAGGTGTTGGGCTTATCAATGACTGGCTGCACTACAATACGCAGAAGCCGCTCGACGCACTGAACCAGCCCAAGCTCTACATTTCCGAGAACTGCCAGAACCTAATCTGGTGTATGAAAGAATGGACGGGCGCGGACGGGAATAAAGGCAGCTCAAAAGATCCCGTAGATTTGGTCCGCTACTTGGTTCTTTCCGGCTGCAACAACGTCGAGGGCGACATCCTGCGCCCGCGTGGAGGCGGGAGTTACTAATGGCGCCAACCGGCATAGTTCCCCCGCCCCCGCGCGTCCGCCCATGGCGAGGCCGCAGCAAAGAGCCGCCGCGTTGTGGCGTGTGTAGCAAGCAGCTTCGTATCGAGGACATCCACGGAGTTGACGAACAACTTGGCCCCATCTGCCGCGATTGCGGCCCGCACGTTATCGTAGCCAACAGGGCCATGCATCCCTTCTGGATCTAACCATTCGCCATTCGCAAACCCCGAACACAAACAGCTTAAAAATTATGCTATTCACGACAATCCGCAAACTGTTCACCAAAACCATCCCCATCGACCGCTACCCCGTTTCTGAAGACGAAGAGTTCGACTTCAAAGGCGCCCTCGCTTTCACCCGCGACCAAGCACCGCCCTGCTGGCGTGCCGTCATGGTTGCCTTGCAAGACCGAATCGCGGACGGCGTGGCCTTGGCCAGCAACATGGCCACCGCCAAAGACCCCGGCCTCCTCGCCCACGCCAATGGCCAGCTCAATGCGCTGGTGGAATTGTGGGACTACTTGGAAGCCACCAGAGCCGAAGCGGCGAAGGTCCGGTAGGCGCACAGCGCATACTTTCTGAGCAATAGTTTTTGCGACTAAAGGGCAAGCGAGAATAACAACTCAGCAAAAAGTATGCGCCGGTCAACTATTCGACAGTTTGGAATAGTTGCCGCAGATCGACCCTAACTCCATCTGCCGCCGCCAGTGTAAACATCCGGCGACATTAAGCGGCTTAGTGTAAAGGCATGTTCCCGCGCGGGAACCCGCTGAACAAGTCTATGCGATTCTATCCAAGTGTCGCCCCGAGACATAAGCGAAGTATCGCATAACGAGACTTTCCCGTATTGACACCGCACACATTGTGTGCTATGTGTGAGGATAGAGAGGCGTATCGCGCTTCACTCCGGTTCTAACGTCCCGGTTCCCCCCAGACGTTTGGCGCACCTCTTAGGGGTTTTATCCTATGGCGACAGACAATGTGGCCGCGACAGCGGCGGGAGCGGACGATGTAGTTTCTATGGCACTAGCCGAGCTGGGCGTTAAGCGTCAGCCCGAGGAAGCCAAAGACGAGTCCGCTGACAAGACGATCTCTGACAACACGGACACAACAGAGGAGCCAGAGGAGAAATCTGAGGATTCCGCTGAAGAAGTAGACACCGAGGAGGAGCCGGCGACTGAAGCCGATTCTGCCGAAGAACCCGAGGATAGCGAGGACGCCGCCGCAGAAGAACCTGCTGGCGAGGAGGTTACGAAGGACAAGGTTCAACGCAGGATTGATAAGCTCGTTGCGAAACAGCGCGAGTCTGAAGAAAAAGCCCAAGCTGCCAGCGCCGAACTGGAGCAACTACGCACCGCCAAGGCGGACCTAGAAGCCCAGCTCAACCAGACCTCCCGCCCCGTTCTCACCCCTACCGCCGACAACCCGTTGGCCGATGTGGACAGTGACGAGGCCCTTCAACAGCGCATCCAGAATGCCCAAGCGGTTCGCCGGTGGGCACTTCAGAATACGGATGGCACGACGATCAAACAGCCCGATGGAACCGAGAAGTTCATCGAGGCAGCGGAGGTTAAGGACTACTTGGTCAAGGCTGACGACATCCTGACCATCCACGTTCCTGCTCGTAAGGAATGGTTGGCCCAGCGTGAGCCGGCGGTGCAAGCCGCCAAGAGCATGTTCCCCGATATATTCAAGGAGGGCAGCGCGCTCAACCAAGCCTACAAGGCCACGATCAAGCAGGCCCCCGATCTCCTCAAGATCCCCCAGCATGAATACTGGATCGGCCTCGCGCTCTACGGCGAGCAAGCCCTCATGGCCAAGCAGCAGACCGAAGCTGCCAAAGACAAGGCCAAGAAAACTGTGTCCGCGAAGAAGGAGAAAACCGTCACACCCGTCCAGCCCGTTAGCGCGCCCCGCTCTGCCACAAAAGGCAGCTCTACGGCTGCGAAAAATCGGTTCTTCAAATCAAGCGGTTCCATGACGGACATCGAGAACTTGGTGGGAGAGCTGATCGGATAAACCCCATCACTTAGAAAACTTAAATACAATGTCTCAAGGTCTTGTTCACCCCGCTCCAGCGGGCTTGCGCGAGGACTTGGCTGACGTGATCTCGGTCATCGACCAGAAAAACACGCCCGTCACTTCCCGCATCAAAGCCGGCTCGGATCTCTCCAATGGCTCTGTCTTCTCATGGCAGGCCGACAGCTATAACGACCCGTCGTTCGACGGCGTCCTCACCAACGCCGACGTTACCTCGTTCGACGATCCCGCCAAAAACCGCGTCCTCCTTTCCGGCCGCGCCCAGAAGTTCCGCCGTTCCATCAAAGTCGATGACTTTGCTCAGAACGTGGACAACATCGCTGGCGTCGGTAAGAAAAAAGAAATGGCTCGCGGCGTTTCCCGCGCCCTCATCGAACTGAAGCGCGACATGGAAAGCGCCTTCTGCTCCAGCAACGATTCGCAAGAGCAGAGCGGCACCAACCCGTATAAAACTCGCGGCCTCGGTTCGTGGATCTCCAGCTCGGCTCAGACCGACCTGCCTGTTCCCGCGTCGTTCCGCACGCCGTCCGCTTCGATCAACACGACTGCTACCTCCTCTCTCACCGAGAGCGATGTCGCGGCCGTTCTTCAGAGCGTCTACGAGCAGACCGGCACCATCGACACGATGGATCTGGTCACTGGCCCGAACCTCAAGAAGCGCTTCAGCGAGTTCACCCGCTACTCCAGCGGCAGCAACACCGCTCTGA